ACAATACTTGACAGAATATAAAAAGATGGTAGAATTAAATGATCCACAAGGAGAAGACACTACGGTGTATGCTGACTTTGACAAATACATGACCGAACTTGATCCTGTTAGAGGTTATTTAAAAGGAAAGTTTGGAGCAGAAAAGTCAGAATCCTTTGTAAATGATTTTCTATTCACTTATGGTTAATGCATGGAGTTTAGCGTATGACACACTTAACGGAACACTTGATGAGGAGTATCCTATAGTGACTAATCATCAATTTAAATATCATGAGGAAGAGATCCTCAAAGATATAGAAGAATACATTTCTTCAACTTACAATGGGCACTACACAGGAACTCAACATGAGTTTCGTAAAGTCCAAACAATAGACCTCATGGCATCTAGAGATCTTGCACCACATTTCTGCCAAGCAAACATACTAAAATATGGTAGTAGATATGGAAGCAAGAATGGTAAAGATAAGAAGGACTTGCTAAAAGTCATTCATTATGCTATGCTACTATTACACTTTGACAACCACTACGGACAACCATCCATGACTAGTGGTAATATTGATCACACTATGCCTTAATTATGCAACTATCTGAAGAAACAAAAGAAATCCTCAAGAACTTTCAATCAGTAAACAACTCAATCTATTTTAAAGGTGGTAGTACTATTAGTACTATCTCTGTGACTAACAACATCTTTGCTAAGGCAGAGATCAATGAAGATTTTCCTATGCCTTTTGCCATATATGATTTAGGGCAATTCTTAGGTGGAGTTTCTTTATTCAGTAATCCTTCTATCAATTTTGATAATACGTCATACATGACTATCAAGAATGGTAGATCTAAAGTCAAGTATTTCTTTGCTGATCCTGATGTAATTACTAAACCACCAGAGAAAGATATACAATTACCAGAACATCAATTTAGTTTTCAGTTTACTAATGAAACACTATCACATTTGATGAAAGGTGCACGTGTATATCAATTACCTGATTTGTGTTTAGAATCTGAAGGTGGTGAAGTTTGTTTAGTTGTTAAGGATAAAGAGAACGATACTTCTAATGCAGTATCTTATGAGGTTGGTCAATCTGAAGTACCATTTAAATTTAATTTTAAAATAGAAAACATAAAGATAATACCAGGTACATATGATGTTGAGATTAGTGAAAGAGTTGCTCGTTTCTGTAACAACTCATTGAAGTTAGAATATTACATAGCACTAGAACCTGATTCTACATTTGGATAATGAACAACATAGGATTAGAAGTTGTCTTCTGGACAATACTAGCACTTTATCTTTTATCTAAGTTAGGAGTATTTAAAAAATGAAACTTACTCAAGAACTAATTGACAAAATACAGGAAGCAATGCTTCATACCAAAAAGGATGGCACTGTTAACTGGAAAGATACTGATGAAGTTGTAGTGCAGTTGGCAGGTACATTTGCTGCTGACAGATTCATCGTTATTAAAAACAGGACAAAAGATCCAGTGGTTTCTGCTGCACCTCATCCTAACTTTGATTATGAGAAGGGAGAGTTTAAAACGTGAAGAAAATTTGGAGAGTATGGGCAAAAGCATTGGGTGACAAATCTGGTAAATCTAATAGAGAAGCAGATTACATAGCAATGATAAGAACCTTTATTTTCCTTCAGTTAGTAATTACTAACTGTTTTATTGTTGGTGGCAATATTCGTCATTGGAACGATCATCACACACCACCCACTTATATTATTAACAATGACTGATTTCGTATGGGTCGAAAAGTATCGACCAAAGAAAATTGAAGATTGTATTTTACCTGATACTATCAAGAACCAATTCAAAGCTTTTCTTGGTACAGGTCAAATATCTAATATGCTTTTACATGGCACAGCAGGTGTTGGTAAAACAACTGTTGCTAGAGCATTATGTGAAGAACTAAAAGTTGATTACATTATTATCAATGGTTCTGATGAAGGACGTTATCTCGACACAGTTAGAAACAAGGTTGCTAACTTTGCTTCTACTGTATCTTTGTCTTCTGATTCACAACATAAAGTTGTTATAGTAGATGAAGCAGATAACACTAGTACAGATGTACAACTTGCATTAAGAGCAAACATAGAAAAGTTTCATGGCAATTGTAGATTCATATTTACATGTAACTATAAGAATAAGATCCTAGAACCTTTACATTCTAGATGTAGTGTAATAGATTTCACAATACCTTCTACTGATAAGAGGATGGTAGCATCTCAATTCTTTGAACGTTTAAAATATATTTTAAATAATGAAAGTGTTGATTTTGATGAGAAGGTACTACCACAATTAATACTTAAGTTCTTTCCTGATTGGAGAAGAACACTTAATGAGTGTCAACGTTATGCTGTTGGTGGTGTAATTGATAGTGGTATACTATCAAGTTTGAATGAAGTTAAATTTAAAGAACTAACTGATTCACTTAAGAAGAATGAATTTACTACAGTGAAGAAATGGGTATCTTCTAATTTAGATAATGAACCATCTCATATCTTTAGATCAATCTATGATAGCTTATATACTTACCTAGTACCTGTAACTATACCTCAAGCGGTATTGATTATTGCTAAGTATCAATATCAATCAGCATTTGTTGCTGACCAAGAAATTAATCTTTTAGCAGCATTAACTGAAATTATGTTGGAGTGTGAATTCAAATGAGAGTTAGTAGACAAGAACTAATACATTGTCGTTTACAGGCAATGCTACGTGAGCATACCTTCAATGGTGACACACTTAAATACCTAGGTGTAAGAAAAGATAGTATCGGTGTACCACAACATTGGTATAGTATAGATGGTCATGAAGTACCAGTTGATGCTATTGAGGAATTAGAATCTGCAGATGATGATACATAAAATAAGTAATTAAATATTATGCCAGTATACCAAGATTACGAAATCAGAATCAACTTAAATGAGTTGATAGAAAAAAGAATTCCTTGTTGTGATCTACTACATCCTGACCACTGTTTAACAGAGAAACAGGTTGCTGAGATTGCACATGATATCCGTATGGATTTAAACTTACACGATATCTTTAGACAAGTCGATCAGCACATTTGGAGATATGCTAATGCTGCTGGTATAGACAATAAAGATCATTGGATAGAACCTCATCTACCTGATTTGGATAGAGACATATCTGATGAAGTCGGCATTGACTTTGACTAGCAACAGTGCTAGAATATTATTATGAATATTTTTGTGACCGACCCAGATCCTGTGAAATCTGCACAGGTTCTACCTGACAAACACATTGTCAAGATGCCATTAGAAACATGTCAAATGCTTTCTATTGTAGCATCAGAAAAGTGGGGTCATGGTTTTGGTGTTCTACCTAAATTAGATGGTGCACCATACAAAACAGAGAAGGGTGCATTTCGTAACCACCCTTGTACAATTTGGGCACAAACAAACTTCCGTTGGTTGATTGACCACGGACTTGCTTTATGTGCAGAATATACACACAGATATGGTAAGACACATAGTTGTCAGTATACTATAGAATGTGCTGATATTATATTTCCAGATTGTCCACCACCTACATCATTTACTAGGGCAATGCCTGATGAGTTTAAACATGACACAAGCATTGACACTTTTACTGCTTACAAGAATTACATTAGCAGCAAACCTTGGGTTGCATCTAATTATCTTCGTGACGAATCCCGTAAACCGAATTGGTTATCGTAAACTATGATTTTTCTATCTTGCCCACCTGTATATACATTACCAGGTACATGGACTAAATGTAATGCTCTTATACCACATTACAATGCAAATCCAAACTCCACCTTTGGTATATCAATCTTAGTAATCTTAGTGTTACTATCAGGGTTTGGTATATACAGAGCATTCTTCAACAACGAAGGTCTTACCGATCAATGGGACGACCACGATGATTAGTTTCTTACTTTTTAATGCAGGTTTTTTAAACCTCTTATTTTATATCTTTGCGATTGGATTTCTAATTTCATTAGGACTTGAGCAGTGGTTGAAGTTCAGACCTTTATCTTCTGAACAAACAATGAATGATAGAAACATGTACATCGTACAGAGTAATAGAAGATACTGTTGGAGACAGGCATGGATGACCAATGTGTATTGGTTTCTATGTAACGTAGGTTTGTATGTTATATCAAGAAACATGCAGACACCATCAGATACATTCTGGAATGGATTATGAGGACTAATGAACACACCAATTCATTACGATGGTGAGGTACTTCCTTTACCTTGTTTCTTTGGACTAGATGATGAGTTGTACCATGGTGAATGGGCATTATGTAATTCATCATACTCTTTTGATAGTAGACCACCTAATATGTGGGTAGGACCTGAACAGAGTAGAGTCACATATAAAGACAACCTCTGTTGGGGAATGAGATGGGAACATGATAAACAACAGTTCTTAGAAGCTGCCACTATCATTAAAATGAAAATTCAAAAGCATATCAAAAAAGATATTCGCTTATGTAAGATTCATGTTAATGGACAAACCTTTGGTCAGATCTCTACCTTCCACAAAGATTTTACACAAGATTGGGTATGGACTTTTGTTCTCTTTACCAATATGGAATGGAATCAAGAATGGGGTGGAGAATTTATATGCTATAATGATGATAAGTATTATCATTATCCATATGTACCTAATAGAGGAGTTCTAATTCCATCTAACTGGCAACATAGAGGAGCATCCCCTAACAACTCTACTGACAAGTTAAGAACCACTATTGGTTTTTCATATGTACAGGCAGATAAATGGGATGAGTTAATAACTTCATTAGCATCAACTAGTAAAACTAAATCGAGATTTTTATCATGAACAAACGAGAACGTGTAAGAGCACAAGTAAAATCCAGATGGTACTATTCATTTTGGGGTGCAGCAACTATAGCAGTATGTGCAGGTCAAATTTATGTCGGTACATCTTATCGTGCTATGGCAAAGTCAATGAACAAGTGGTTCGATACAGCAATAGAAGTATTGATTGAGGACTATCAACCTAAAGGTAGATACGAACCTATCATTCCTCCACCAAGAGGAGATTTCGGTGACTACGGTAACGGAGTTGTATTCCTATCTAAATGAAGTACACCACACCTTTAAGATATCCTGGTGGAAAGTCCAGAGCAATTAAGTTTCTATCACAACATCTACCTAAGATAGAGAGTTATAGAGAACCATTCCTAGGGGGTGGTTCTATGGCACTGTACGTGACCCAAACTTATCCTAATACAGATGTGTGGGTAAATGACCTCTATTACCCTCTGTATGCCTTCTGGGTGACCCTCAGAGACCACGGACAGCAGTTGTGTGATGATCTAAGGGAATTGAAGACAGAACTTGGTGAGAGTTACGATACACATAAGATAGCATTTGAT